TCAAACGTTTTTTATACCAACTACCTTGCGTTTGGGGCACCCTTGGGACACAACGTCAGAAAAACTGCTATTCAGCATTTCCACCTGGTTGCGGTCCATCTCTCCGATCCACTTCGAGTAAATCTCATAAACCATCTTCGCGTTCTCGTGACCCATCTGTCCGGCGATAAACGACGGGTTAGCACCGGCAGTTAATAACCAGCACGCAAAAGTGTGGCGCGACTGGTAAGGGCGCCTGTTCCTGATTCCTGCCTTCTTTAATCCTGCCTCCCAACTATACCCCAGAGACTGAGATCCGTAATACTTCGTTTCCCCGCGCCAGTTTTTGGGCGGGATAAACACGAACCGCAGTTTTTGTTGTTCAGTTAAACCATGTTCGCGGTGATGGAAGGTGATTTCGGTTTTGCTTAATGCGCCAGTTAGCTTGAATTGCTCACGTAAAGCGTTCAGCGCAGGCTCAAGCAGGGTTACAGTTCTAATCCCCGCTTCGGTTTTGGGTGGCACAAACAGCCCCTCATTAGTCTGATTACGCCTGACGTGAAGCTCACCCTTATCAAGGTCCACATCTTCCCAGGCTAAAGCTGTAAGCTCTCCATGCCGAAGGCCGGTAAAGATAGCTGTAGTCCAGAGTAAAACATAACGAGGAGATAGCGCTTTTATAAAACCTTCGAACTCACTCTGGAGAAGCGGATCCGGGTCTCTCCTGGAGCGCTTGAGCATTTTTATACCTTCGTGCGGGGTATGCTCTATAAAACCGCTCAGGCTAGCCAGTTTGAGCAACGCAGTCAGGTTGTTCATCAGGCCGTTGACCGTGGATACAGCACGACCTTTTCTTTTTAACCAGGGCGCATGATCGCTAAAGGTGTTTCCCGTTAAAAGCGCGTTTCTGTAATTCAACAGATCGGTATGCTGAATATCTGCAATATGCGTATTACTTCCGACGATAGCGCTAAGTGTTGCTATTCGTGATTCTGCGCCTCTGTATGATGCAGCTGAAACCTCAAGCTTTTTGGCATCAAGGTAAACTTTGCATAATTCACCAAAGGTTTTAACTTTTTGTGTCGTGGTAAATTTTTTAATCGCTTTTGATTCAGGAAAGCGCTCTGCATAGTCAAACTTCCCCTGCTGAATCTCACTTACTATTAAAGCACGGAGGTTACCAGCCTTTCGTATATTGCTATTAGATACAGTCCAGCCCCGCAAAACTTCGCGGCACCGTATGCCGCGATATAGAAAGCTAATTCTTATTCCCTTCCCATGCAGCTCTACGCCAGCTGGCATATTCATTATGTTTCCCCGACAAGCCTGTTAATCCTGGTGTAGTTGTAGAGAAGAGTTACCCTTCCTTCTGAAGCTTCGGGATCAGGTGAGTGCTTCTTATAATGAACCCCCTCAATCCATCTCCCCTCCCGGTAAGATTTAATTTGCCGGGGAGTCATATACATCTTCGCTACAATTCCCTTTTCCATCACCCATTCATCTTCTTGAGTAATATCGGCCATAAATAACCTCATGGCCGGGAAACTATAATCAGTTCCCCGGTTTAATGTTGATTATTGGAAATCAGTTTAGTATTGATACTCGATATTTCAGTCGTTCCATGCTTCAAGTTCGTTCTCGATCTCTTCGTCGATTTCGTCGTTGGTAGCGTCTTCGTCCAGGTAGTCACGCGCTTCTTTCAGGTACTGCTCATGGCGTTCCCGATACCAGGCCGAAAATTCTGGCGTCCAGCCACACAGCGATCCGTCATAGTCAACCTTGGCGTTACGTTCAGCCATGCTCTCGACCATGCTGTAAGCTGTGGTAAGCGCTGCTTCGCGGATATACCCGCGCAGGTCGCTTTTGCGCCAGTAGGGGTTAACTTTTGAATCGCAGACAGATTTAAATTTCACTTTCCAGCGGCGGATACAACGCGCATTTAAGGATTTGCTCATCGTGATGCCTCCGCTTTAATCGCTTTATACGCACTCAGTACGTGAGAGGTTTTACCCGTAATTACCGTTTTTAAAATAAAGAAACCGCTACGCTTAGCGCGAACCGAAGGAGCAAGAAATAGCGCTGTATCAACAGCGCGGTTGTGAAGACGGAATTCAAAAACCGTGCTGGTAATCGTGGCGGTAGCAATTACACATTTATCGTTAAATTCTATTTTCATGATTGTGCTTTCCTGTCTTTAAGTTGGTTGTATTTTTCATGGCTCATAACTTCCCAGCAGTTCCCGTTATTGCGGGATAATAAACGCCATTTTCTTCCAATCTTTAAACTTAAATTTCCGCATTTGATGCGACATGGCTTTATGTTTCCTTTGCTATACAAGCTGAGGATTTGCGATGCCTTTTCGTTTACATGCGGTGGAATACGGTTGGATGTGATTATCATCCTTCACCTACCAGCGCTTGTGGGCCAGGTGTCCAGGGCGTGACGGTAAGGTTTTACGAAACGAGGAAGCAGCAGCGGAGAGGGCGATTTTCTGCTTTTCTTTCTCATTGCATACCGGGCAAAAATAAAAGTCTCTCCGATAAGCACCCTTGCCAGAGGGGCGGTATTGCAGCTCATTGCGAGCAAAAGAACCGCCGCAACCATGACAGTGCAACTTTAATTCTTCCATTTACATATCTCCGGGTGAATTTAATGTGTGGTCATACCTGCCAGTTAAGGCATTAAATAAAAGGTGATGATATTAGTAAGAAACTTCGGTATTTATTTTATAATGTGCATTGCCAGTGTCTGCGTTAACAGAAACCAAGTCGCCATACATGTCATGATTCAAAATGACATCATTGAGTTTCAGGGCTGAGAGAGATTCTTCGCGACCGCAAAACATAAAATCTTCTGCGTGCTTTGCTTTCTCAAAAATATCCTTCATAGACGAAAAAGCTTCGGCCCACATTTCACCATTGCCAATAAATTGCGCAATAGCAAGCTTGCTTTGTGCTGCTTTAAAAGCCGGGTTGCCATGCAGTAAATTAGCCATAGAATACCCCTTTGATATACATAAATTCGACAGCCACGCCTGCCCAGAAAACCAATCCTATGGCTAGCGCGATAACCAGGGAACGAATGCCGTTTCTGCTCATTTGTTACTCCAGAATGGGAAGCTGATAACGACAACAGCAACCAAAAGCACGGCTACTTTTAAACAGAACCGGTGCCACGCAGGTACTTCATGTTCGCGGATCATTTGCCACTCCTTACTGTCATGTGAAATTAAGTACCAACAGACCTTGCAATGCAGTGCCGGGTGCCTCCCGGTGATACCAGCCAGTTAACAACTGGTATCGGCAGCTTTCTTTCCACCCCACTTCGGGAAACAAGTGGTACTGCTATAACTGAACCGCGTGCGCATAGCCGCATTCACTGCATCGCAAGGTCTGTTATTTACCTGTTCGTTCGTCTTTTTTTCAAAAGCCAAACTCATTAAGCGCATCAGGATGCAAAGGCTTTCGGGGGATATCGGAATCCTGAAAATTTTTAAGCCAATGCTGATAAAACCTGACAGCTATGCTTGCCCTTTCAGCGCTGGGGAACGTGCCAAGATTCCGCATCGTTCCGTTAGCTCTTACCGCCGCCCTGTATCCAAAATGAGTTTTTAAAACGTACTTCATGAGATAGCCTCTACGAGCCTGAAAGAGGAGATTGATCAGACTTCCGCATTCAATTCGTCGCGGATATCGCCTGCCGCCATCATCAAATCCCAGTCGTTATCACTCAGGGCATCCTGCGCAATGCGGTATGAAACTTGATAACGGCTCATCAGGTACTGAATCATTTCTGCTTTAGTCATGGTGACCACCTCGTTTAGTTGACCCTTATCGCCGGGTAGCGGAACGTTTAACCTATCGCACCGTTGTGTCGATAAGTAGAAGGATACAACATAAAGTAGATTGGTCAACACCTAAAGTAGAAATTTATGTCTACTATTGGTTGCATTTGTGAGGGGAAGACACAAAAAAACCCAGCAGGGCTGGGTTTTGTTAGTGGTGGGCGTTAGCTATTTTTTGTCAGGATCAGCGTACTCGCTGTAAAATTCTAGGAGCTTCTTATAGCGGATCTCAAAGGCTAGGAGCATGTTGTTAGCTTCTGCATCGGGGAATTTTCTAAATACCCGGAGCAAGCGTTTTTCCTCATCGCTAAGGTTGGCGAACTCTGATTCATCCGGCTTATCGTAATGGAAATCTGTGCCGATTTCCTGAACAGTGTCGGATTCAGTAGCAGCCTCAGTAGCCCCGTAGTCCAGCCATGCGGGAGGTACGTTTAGCCACTCCGCAATTCTTATCAGCTTTTCATCGCGTGGCTTGGCCGTGCCGAGCGTATACCGCCTAGCCATTTCGTAAGTTACTTGTCCCGCCAGACTTAACTGCTTAACAGACAAGTTTTTTTTACTCATCTCTAAGTTAAGTCGATCTGCGAAGTCTTGATGTTTATTCGTTTTTTCTACCATAGGTAGAAGATTACGGCAGAGCGTCTTTTTAGTCATTTCTATTTTAAGTAGTTGCAATTCTCTACTTTGTGTAGCACTCTCTACTTACCAACTAACAGGAGGTAAGAATGCTTACACCATATAAAAACATTACGGAAAAGGCCGTTAAAGCGATTGGTAACGTGTCCTACGTCGCCCGAATGTTCAACTTCAAGTCGAGCCAGTCAGTAGCAAATTGGATTAACCGTAATTGTGTCCCCAGCGATCGCGTTATCCCGCTCTGCCGTATGGGGGGCTGGGTAGTCACACCTCATGAACTTCGCCCAGATCTTCACCCCACGCCAATTAGTGGGCTTACAGAAGAAATTATCACCAAGCGCCGGAAGGAGTCTGATTGATGGAAATCAAACACGAGCACGTTGAAATGGTCCTGCTGGCATGGGCTGCGGAAGTTGGTCAGGCGTTCGCGGCAAATGCTATCGCTGAAGAATATGCACGTATTGGCGGCGATCAGCTGCGCCTGGTGCCGGGGAAAACCTGGAGTAACCAGCAGAACATTTTCCACCGCTGGTTGAAAGGTGAGACCGAACTACAGCGCGAGAAGATCCGCTTGCTGCTCCCGGCAATTCTGCGCGTTCTCCCGCGTGAAATCCGTCACCGTTTGAGCATCTACGACACCATTGAGCGCAGAGCGCTGCTTGCGGCTCAGCACGCTATTGGAACGGCAATTGATGCTCACGATGACGCGATCGAGGCCGTATTCAGCAAAGCGTATCAACCTGGCGCTGTTGAAGTACCGAAATACCACTGATTCCGGAGGTGACTATGTGTAACCAGTCTGCTGCTGAATTGATTGCACGCCTTAAAAAGGCTTATCCGGCGTATGTGCCATCCGAAGGGGATTGCGCAAGTAACGGGATACCCAAGGCGGGAGCACGCTTTCAGCACAGACACAAGGGGCACATGGTGACGGTACTCACGGCAACTGAGAAAGATGTGTCCTATCGCAAAGCCTGCGGGAAAGTTGGCTGGATGGGGTTACGTGAGTTTTTACGGCTACACAATGAGGTTTTGGTATGAGCAATCAGGTCTTTGAAATTGTTCAGGCCATGTCAGGGCAGGGGAACTGCATAACGATTCCCGGCCCGTATCTGGATTTCTTTGCAGGAGACAGGCAGCAGCATTTGCTGGCAGCGATTCTGAATCAGCTGGTTTTCTGGTCGGGTAAGTCGAGTCTGGATGATGGCTGGTTTTACAAGGAGCATGCTGCGCTGGCGAAAGAGGTTCACGCCAAAGACGGCGATGTTGTCCGGAAAGCGATGTTCAAAATTACGGATCAGTACCTGTCTGGCGTTATCGAAGAAGAGCTTCGCCAGGTAGGTGGAACACCCAAAAAACATTACCGGATTGATCAGGAAGCGCTTATTTCCCGGATATTCCCGTTAACACTGGATTCGGCTCAAGAGCCGAATGGGAATAAGTCATTGAAAGGCATGGAAACGGCTTATAAGCCGAATGGAAACGGCGCAAAAGCCGAATCGAAGCAAGTTACTGAAAATAATGGAAACGGCTCTCAAGCCGAATGCATTCGCCCCAAGAGCCGAATGGAAACGGCTCATGAGCCGAATCCTGGAATCGGCTCTCAAGCCGAATCCTATCTCTATACAGATCTTAAAAACAGATCATTACATACAGATCATAAAAACCACGCGGGAGAGATTTCTCCTGTGGATAACTTTTCTGAATCGACTCAGAAAACTGACATCCCGGAAGCTACCGAAGCAAACAACCTGGCTACCGATGACGATTTTGACCTCGCTACGTGGTTCTGGTCGACCATCATCGAGTTGTACGAACGCGCAGCAGAGTTCGACGGCACTCTGGCAAAACCGAGAGAGCCGAACTTCACAGCCTGGGCGCAAGAAATTTGCATGCTGCGCCAGGAGCACGGCTGCAGCCACGACCAAATCCGCACCATGATTGAGCGCATTCAGCGCGATAAGTTTTGGTGCTCCCGAGTTCAATCCGTGAAAACCCTACGCAGCAAATGGCAGGAGCTGGCTCTGAAGTTATGCCCGGCAAACCTGGCAACCGGCAGCTCGTTCGGTGTGAGCAGCAAACTGGATACCGACATCCCGAAAGGTTTCCGGGGCTAACAAATTTAACCGTGAGGATATCTCTGATGGAAAAAATTACTGACGTGCTGAAAGAGCTGGAGAAGGTCACCTGCCGTGAGCTGGCTGTTTATTTCGACCTGACAGCACCTGAAATGCTGGCCCGCCTGATGGTGCTGGAGCGTGAAGGCAAAGCGCAAAACCTGAATGGTTACTGGATGCCTGGTGGGAGCGCCGAGCCCGTAGCAGTCACCAGCAAGCTCACAGCGCTGGATATCAAGCTGCTCCAGTCGGTGCCGGTTGGCGTCTGGTTCGAGTGGCAGTCCCTGGCTGGTTTTGTTGATCGCCCTCGCTACCGCTGCGAGCGTCTGGTGGCCGCCGGGTTTATGAATTCGAAGGTAACCAACCCTGGCAATCCGCACCATGGCACTAAATTCCAGAAAATCCGCGAGGTGACCCGGTGATGCGAGAGATACCTGATTGCCCGGTCTGTGGTTCAGCTGCGGAGTTCTATTTTCGGGATTACCAGGCTGGCGCCTGTTCCGGGGCCCTGAGATGCCCTTACGGACATCTCCGCGTACACGATAGCTACTGGGCTGGTGGCAAGAGCAAATCGAAAATCCGACTGATTGAAAAGTGGTCTCAGCGGGTCGAACAGAAAAAAGGTGAAGTGAAAAATGGCTAAAAACTCGATCGAGGTGTACGGCGCCAGCGGCAAGACGAACGTTTTAACGTTTGAACCTGAACACCTGCATCTGATTACCGACAAAACTCACCCGCTCTACGATGAGCGGGTCCATCTGCCGATCGACGAAGGGATGGTACTGAACATCAAGGAGCTGGGTGTACTGGAGCCGATTATCGTCTGGAAAGACCCAGAATCAGGGCTCACCTGCGTAGTTGTAGGCCGCCAGCGTGTTAAGCATACCCTGGAGGCAAATAAGCTTCTTTTGAACGAGGGCAAAGCCCCACTGCTTGTTCCTGGCGTCGTTAAGCGCGGATCAGCAAATCAGATGGCTAAATACATGGTCAGCGAAAACGAAATTCGCCGACCTGATACACCGCTTGGCCGGGCTAAAAAAATGTCAGACGCACTCGACCGCGGGCTCGATGAGGACGACATTGCAGTGTTGTTTGGCTGCAGCGTTCAGACCGTTCGAGCAACGCTCTCCCTCCTCGAGGCTACCCAGGCCGTCCGGGAAGCTGTAGAGGCTGGCACAATTACCGTTACCCAAGCGCGCCAACTGGCATCGCTTAAACCCGAAGAGCAACGGGAGAAGGTCAAGCAGATCGAGACAGCGACCGCCGGCACCACGGGCCATGAAAAAGCCCGGCGACAGCGCCAGGTTCTTGGTGAAGCAAAGCCGCGTATCAAATCACGCAAGGAAATTACAAAAGCACTCGAAGATGCCAGTGGCGAATATGCCGAGGCTCTGCGCTGGGTGCTTGGGGAGGCGGTATGAATATTGATCCTGAGAATTACATCAAATACACCCTCCGTCGGTTCGCCGCCATTTTGGATGTGATCTGCTGGGTGCTGATTGCCGTAGTAACCGTTGGTATCTGCATGTTTATTGAATGGTGGACAGCATGAGCATCATCGACGATTCACATCTGACCGATGAGGTCGTGAATGAAGCCTTCCAGGGCACCAACTTCGGGCGTACCGACTTCCGCACTATTCTGGCAGAAACAGTGCTCAAGCGCGCTTCGGGTTATCACTCGGGCTGGACGGCAACAACTATCTGTGTGCGCCTTGGCCTGCTGAGCGAAAAGAACCAGAGCGCTACAAAACTCGGTCTGACTTTCGCCTTTCACCACTACTACCGCCAGAGCGTCCGCGATGCGCTGATGCCAAAACAGGAACGTGCAGCATGAGCAAGTCATTCATCGTAATTATCCGGCGAGCCTGGTGTAACGAAGGTGGGCACGGTATCGAATATTCATCCGACCTCATCCACTACGATACCCGCAATGGAGCCATATCACACGGTTTCCGTACTGTAGATAGCGACGACTTCAACATCGGCGTAATTGAAGAAGGCAGTCTGGTTTCGTTTGACTGGATGGACAAGCCGGTTGGAGAAAGCGAAGACACGCTGGCGCAGATTGCCGAGCTAATCGGCCTGGAGGATGCAGCATGACTGATATCACCGAACTGGCGCAGAGCCTGAAAGCGGCAGCGATCGATGCCAAAGAGCTCGCCATTATCGCCCGGTATTCGAAGGGTCGAGCGGCGGCGGAGAAATTTTACGCCCTTGCTAACCCAAACAATATCATCGCGCTGGTATTGCGCTGATTAAGCGATTTGAGGGTTGCAGGTTAACTGCATATCCCGACCCGGGCACCGGCGGTGATCCCTGGACGATTGGCTACGGCTGGACGGGAAAAGTAGACGGCAAGCCTATCAGGCCGGGGATGAAGATTGACGACGCAACGGCGGATCGCCTGCTGCGCACTGGCGTGGTGAGCTTTGACCAGGCGGTAAGCAAGATGCTCAAAGTCTCCGTTACCCAGAACCAGTATGACGCGCTTGTGTCGCTGGCCTACAACATCGGTACGCGAGCGCTATCGACCTCAACGCTGATGAAGAAGCTGAATGCAGGTGATGTGAAAGGCGCAGCTGACGCATTCCTGAGCTGGAACCGGTCAGGCGGCAAGGTAATGCCTGGATTAACGAATCGCCGCAAGGCAGAGCGTGAGGTATTTCTCTCATGAAACTCGTTGATGACTGGAAAAGCGCATGGCGCTGGTTCTCCATGCATGCACTGGTGCTGGCCGGGATTATCCCCACGGTATGGGCAGAGCTACCGCCAGACCTCAAGACCGCAATCCCGCCGGGAGCGATGGGCACCATTACGGCGGTAATCGCTGCATGCGGTGTTGTTGGCCGTCTGGTTAGCCAGAGTAAGCCGCAATGACTGCCGAAGCCATTCTGGCTCTGGTGAAAAGGTTCTGGTTGCCGGTGCTGGTTGGTTTGCTTGGTGGTGCACTGGCTATCGCTGCCAGCCATTACAAAGAAAAGGCTGAGCACGAAGCAACCCGCGCCGATAACGCAGAGCTCAGCCTGAAGCTGGCGAACGCCACCATCACCGACATGACAACCCGCCAGCGAGACGTCGCAGCGCTCGATGCCAAATACACGAAGGAATTAGCCGATGCAAAAGCTGAAAATGATGCTCTGCAGCGTAAGCTTGATAATGGTGGTCGGGTGCTCGTCAAAGGCAAGTGTCCAGTGTCAGCCTCAACCCAAACCGCCGGCGCCGCCAGCATGGGCGATGATGCCACCGTCGAACTCTCTGCAGTTGCTGGACGAAACGTTCTCGGTATCCGGTCCGGAATCGTCAGCGACCAAACAGCCTTGAAGGCTCTGCAGGAATACATCACCACGCAGTGCCTGAAGTAGGGCACTACTAAGTCACTTAAAGCAGTGGTTTAATAATAATTAACCCTATCGGAAAAATGATAGTAACCACAAAAATAATAAGCCAGATGCAGCGCTAATGCCGATCCAAGCTTTATCGATAGCTCCGGATTGCCATACCTTTGCCGCAAGCATAAAGAAGCTTACAAGGCCTGCTAGCCATTTATATTTAGTAGTGGTTTTGATTAGTTTCTGACTTTGTAATGTTAACGCAATGATACAGGATTGTAGTAACTTAGGTGACTTTCGATAAAAACGCCCGAAACGCGTCACGCCGTACAAGTGCATCCAAGTGTGATCGCCATACAACACCACTGGATGTAGTTCGTCTTTTATTACCTTAAGGGTAATAGCTAGTTCAAGTGATGTCTTAATCCTAAATGAGCATGCTTGTACAACCTGCTTTTCAAAATGAGTTACAGGATTATCGAGTGGGTCACATCCCATTATTTCAAATTTGTCGCTTTGTAACCGTTGTGCATAGTTGTACTTAGTCAGTTTTTGTTCCATTGCAATATCAATAAAGCGATTTATTAGATAACGCCTAATTTCAATTGTGAGATTTTTCTTCATAGTTCCAAAAGCCTTTATGTCATGGCGTTTCTATTAAGTATTTTCCCGTAAGCCTAACCTAAGGAAAAATATGGCACTCACTGACAAACAAGAAATGTTCTGTCGCGAGTACCTCATCGATTTAAACGCTACACAGGCGGCTATTCGGGCGGGGTACAGCGTCAAAACTGCGAACCGCATAGCTGCCCAGAACTTGTCAAAACTTGACATCCAAAACAGAATCGCCGAACTCAAAGCGAAGCGCAACGAAGATGTTGGTATTGATGCAGATTATGTTCTTCGTCGCTTGGTTGAGATCGACCAGATGGACGTATTAGACATACTGAACGACGACGGTAGCCTGAGGCCGATTAGCTCATGGCCGAAGGCCTGGCGAACGTCGTTAACCGGCCTGGACATCAGCACCACGATTCAGAACTTCGACGAGGAGACGGCAGAAACCATCCTTAAAAAGGTGAAATGGCCGGACAAGGTCAAAAATCTGGAATTACTCGGTAAGCACATCAGGGTCCAGGCATTTAAAGAACACGTTGAGCAGAATGTCACAGCTACCCACAGCATTATGCCGGTCCCGTCCTGCGATAACGTTGACGACTGGGAAAAGGCAGCACAAAAACAGCAGGGCGAGGTATTGGGTGGATGAATTACAAAGCTGTATGGAAGCCACTGCCTGGATCACAGTCTCTGGCTCTGAGTTGCCCGTGTAACGAAATACTTTTCGAAGGTACTCGCGGACCCGGTAAAACTGCTGCCCAGTTGGCCAGGTTCCGGCGCAATGTTGGCGTGGGCTATGGCTCGTTCTGGCGTGGCGTCATCTTCGATACCGAATATAAGAACCTTGCCGACATCATCACGCAGTCGAAGCGTATGTTCCGTCTGTTCAACGATGGTGCTCGATATCTGTCATCTGCGAGCGAATTGCGATGGGTATGGCCCACAGGCGAGGAGCTTCTCTTCCGCTTCGGCAAAGAGGCAGACGACTACTGGGATTTTCACGGGCAGGAATTCCCGTTCATTGGCTTTAACGAGCTGACGAAACAGCAGGCCCCTGAATTCTACGAAATGATGTTCTCCTGCCGACGCTCATCGTTCAGGCCAGAGAACTACCCGCTGGATAATGGCAAGTTACTAAAGCCGATCCCGCTGGAGACGTTCAGCACGACCAACCCGTTTGGCATCGGGCATACCTGGGTGAAAAAACGCTTCATTGAGCCAGCGCCGCGCGGAACCGTGCAGCGAGACCGGCAAATGGTGTTCAACCCTCAGACAGAGCGAGAAGAGGAAATCACGCTTACCCGCGTAGCTATCCACGGATCGTTTAAAGAGAACCCGTACCTCGACCCGCAGTACATCGCGACCCTGATGGCCATCAAAGACCCTAACCGGCGCAAAGCGTGGGTAGAGGGCTCATGGGACGTGACCAGCGGAGGCCGATTCGACCATCTATGGAATGAAGCGCTGCACGTCATTAAGCCGTTCCGCATCCCGGATAGCTGGACCGTCGATCGCTCTCATGACTGGGGTGAGTCGAAGCCGTTCTCTAACCTCTGGTGGGCTCAGGCCGATGGAACAGCCGCCGAGCTACCTGATGGTCGACAGTTCTGCCCCCCTGCTGGTTCCCTTATCCTGATCGGTGAATGGTACGGATGCCCGCCTGACGAGCTCAACAAGGGCCTGAATATGTCATCCACCAACGTCGCGAAGGGCGTAGCGTGGATTGACAAGCGGCTGGCTGGAGAAGACGTCGACGAGCCGGAAGAGATTCAAATCGACCGTGTCACGCAGGGCCAGTTGCACATTATGCCAGGCATCTGTAGCGAAGTGATTCCCGGCCCGGCTGATGGGGCGATATTCAACACTGGCGATAACGAGTTATCGATCGCGCAGAAGATGGAAGCGCAGGGAGTTACATGGTTACCCGCTGACAAAAAGCCCGGCTCCCGCATCAATGGCGCATCGTTATTCGCTGACATGCTGGAAGCTGTTATCGAAGGTAAAAAGCTGGAATCAGGCGTGCCTGAGAAACCGGCCTTCTACGTTTTCGACTACTGCAGAGGCTGGATAAGCCGAATCCCGGTACTTGTCCGCGATGATAAAAACCCTGACGACGTAGACACCCAGCAAGAAGACCATGACTGGGATGCTACCCGCTACCGCGTACTGCACTCACCTAAAAAGGTTGGTGCAGTGTTCTTCTAAGGAGCTCATCAGTGAGTGAATTAAGCACCGGGGAACAGTTCCTCGTTAATGCCCTTGCTGATGCAATCGGGCGCCAGCGCATGCTCTACGCAGGGCGTAATGGCAACGTCAAACGGACAAAGTTATGGGACGAGTTCGGCTACCCTGACACGCTGACGTTCGACAACTTCTATCGCCAGTATCGCCGAGGCTCTACCGGTTTTTCAGCTGTTCATAAATTGCTGGATTCCTGCTGGATGGACAGACCGACCATCATCGATGGTGATGAAGACAGGGAGTCGACCAAAACTACGCCATGGGAAAAGTCAGTTACCAAACTGATGAAAAAGCACTGGGCGAAAATTAAAGACGCTGACCGCCGCAATATGGTTGGGCGTTACTCAGCACTTCTGATTCAGGTGAAAGATAATCGAGACTGGAGTGAGCCTGTTGATGTGGCACTGGTCCAGAGGCTAGGTAGTGCTGCACTGGTTAAACTGATCCCGGCATGGGAGCCGCAAGTCAAACCTGGCAACCTTGATATTGATACCTGGTCGGAAACCTACGGGCAGCCCGTCAGCTATCAGTTTAATGAACAACCGATAGGCGACGAGGGCACGTATAGCAGCCCTCGTTCGGTTCAGGTGCATCCTGACCGTATCATTCTGCTCTGTGAAGGCTCAGAGGATGAGAATATCCTGTCGGGAATCCCGCTTCTTGAGGCCGGCTACAATGACCTGCTGGATATTGAGAAAACGAAGGGCGGCAGTGCAGAAGGGTTTCTGAAGAACGCCAGTCGTCAACTGGCGATGGAGTTCGACGCCGCCACCCAAATTGACACGCTCATCAAGCAAGCCAAGGATGCTGGATATAACAACCTTGGTGATGCGATGAATGACAAGGTGAATAAGCTTAACCGAGGTACGGATGCTGCAATAGCCATGCAGGCAGGAAAGGCGAGCGTTCTTTCTGTTGCGGCGGCTGATCCGACACCAACGTGGACGGTTTCTGCAAACTCATTCGCGTCGACGATTCAGTGTCCGTTTAACATCCTGTTTGGCAAGCAGACAGGCAACCTTGCTTCAGAGGAGGATAAAACCGCGTGGGCCAATCGTTGCAATGCGCGACGCTGGGGCTTTATGTCTGATGTCATTACGCGAGTGATAGAGCGATTCTGGACTATTGGTATTATCGAACCTCCCACATCGGGCGAGGTCACCTTGGCGTGGTCTGACTTGCTCGCTCCCAGTGAGAAAGAAAAGCTCGCGAATATGGCGACTATGGCTGATGTTGCCCAGAAAACTCAGCAAGCCTACGGCACCCCTGTGGTCGATGAGAACGAGGTAAGGGCAGTCGGTGAGCTTGAACCTCGCAAAGAGGTTGCTCAGCCAGACCCAAACAACAAGGTGACAACCGATGATCCTCTTTCCGATGACCCAGGAGCAAAAGAGTAAAGTCGGTACGCCGATAATCCCCCGCAGCAAAGTCGACCCCACGCAATCAGCCAGGCCGGTTAGCAGGATGTTTCAGGATATCGAAGGCCGGTATCTGGATATTAAGCGTCGTTTGAAAATGGTGTTTGACCAGCGTCTGACTGGCCGACAGCGGGAGGTTAACGGCGATCGTTCATGGCTGATGTGCAATAACGAAGGTGCTGAGCCGTCGCTCTACCAGGTTAACGCCGGCACCTACATTTATGACATGACGGCGGCGCAGTTAGCCGACCTTCTCCAGATTGTGCAAACGATTCTGGACGATGCCCTGCTGGACGGTGGCAGCCTGAACCTCTGGGTACTGGATTATGTCGCCGCAGAGTATGAGCGAGGAACGCAGCAGGCCTTCACGAATTTGTCTGTACAGTCGCCGGTATACGCCAGCCAGACGACGCTGCAGCAGTTGCTTTCAAGTCCGGCATATCAGAACCAGATCGCCAGCGCCTACATAAGCACGTACAGCGACTGGAAGGGAATAAGTGACGCCGCGCGAGCCGATCTCGCCAACGTCATTGCCGACGCGATAGGCCGCGGCATTAATCCCCGCGAGACCGCCAGTATCGTCAGTAAGCGTCTTGATGTGTCGATGTCGAAGGCCAAGACCATCGCTCAGACTGAGCAGGTCGGCGCGCTGCGCCAGGCGCAATGGAACGAAACAGACTGGGCAGCCGAAAGGCTTGGGTTAAACACCGGGCTTCTCCATCTTTCCGCGCTAAAGCCTACCACCAGGACAACGCATGCGTTCTGGCATGGAAAGGTAAGAACCGTGCAAGAGGTACGTGACTGGTATGCGGTCGATGGCAACAGATATCACTGCTATTGCAGCCAGATACCGGTGCTGCTCAACGACGACGGCAGCATTTTCAATCAGGGGTTAGCTGAGAAGCTGGCGAAAGAGCGGAGCGCTTGGAAATTATCATCGTAGTGATATGATTGATGCCATCTTAGGCTTTAGTGCAGGTTAACAATGAGCAGCGTTACGCCGGAAGAAGTTGGTTCATTTTTCTTATCACTTATAGTTCCTATTATAACAGGCGTGGTAGCTGCTGGTTTTACAGCATATTTTGCGTTGAATAGGTTTTACAGGGAGAAGTGGTGGGAAAAAAAACACGCTTCCTATAACCAATTGATCGATACTTTATTCGAAATCAAGGCTATTTACTCTTACGCATTTGACTTGGGTCATCAGTATTATCATGCTGATATGCGAGGGAATGTTCCCCCTGATGATGTGGTTGACTGGGATAAGTATCACAGACTTAAAGCTCAGTTACATCGGTTTTATGTACTTGCCCCTATATCATTAAGCAACAATACCAGACGTTTATTAAGTAATTTTTTTGCCAAATCGGAGGCCTCAGACTATAAAATACATGAAGAAGGTTTTCCTGATTTTATTGCCTACAGCGAAATGTCTGAAGCTGCTCAGGATTTAATTGATGCAATCGTTCTGGATGCGGAGTCAGAATTAAAATTCAAGTAAAAGATCACAAACAATAAGGTCGTTTAGGCGGCCTTTTTTATTGCCCGAAATCCACCAATGAGGACCCAGCATGAAACGCAATCGCGTTAACGTGCTGACCGTCGTCAACTCCGCTTCAAACATCACAACTGAAACCATCGACGGCAAGCCACATATCGTGGTTCGCGGCATCACGCCTGTCGTGGACGATATTGTGATGAACCGGAAGTTGTACCCGGCAGCAGAAATCGAAAAGGCCTACAACACGCTTGAGCGTAACCCCATGCCGCTGGGCCACCCGAAGGTTGACGGCAAGCATGTGTCTGCTCGCGATGTCCGGGCGGTGAATGAATATCACGTCGGCGCATGGCTGCAGAATGTAAGCCACGAAGACGGGAAAGTGACGGGCGATATGTACGTTAACCGCCAGTACGCCGAGTCAAGCGAGAAGGGCAAGCGCCTGATTAACCGCCTTGATGAGATGATCGCCGGTACCAACTCAGAACCCATCCACATCTCCACAGGACTCCTGTATTCCGGCATTGCCGCTAATGGCGAGTCGAAGGGCAAGAAGTACAACGAGATCGCCACCAACATGATGTTTGACCATGTGGCGGTGCTGCTCGATGAGCCTGGCGCCGGAACTCCGGAAGAAGGCGTGGGCATCTTCGTTAACTCAGAAGGTCATGAGCAGCAGATCGAGGTTGCTCGCCTTGCTGATGGTATCGACTGCACACGCGAAGGCCTGCTCAACAAGACCAAATTCTTCTTCACCAATGCCTCCAACTTCTCTTTTGACGACATTTCACGCGCTATCAGCGACAAGCTTCGCGAGGGTGACACAGAAGATAAGTGGCTATGGCCAGAAACGGTGTGGCCAGACAGCTTCATCTACCGCGATGACACCAGATACCTAAAGCAGAAGTACCTCATCGATGACGACGGCAAAGCCGTGTTCGTCGGCGAACCTGTAGAAGTCGTGCGCAAACCCATTGAGTACGAGATTAAAACCAACGGAGAGAACGATCCGATGAAAGAACTGATTATCAATGCGCTCCAAGCCGCGGGTAAGCCGACTGAAGGCAAGTCCGATGCCGAACTGATGGACGCTTACAACCAGCTGGCGGCAGAGAAAGCAGCAGCCAAGAAAGAAGGTGGCGATGAAATCGATCCCGCTACCGGCAAGCCTAAGAAAAAAGAGCAGGCCAGCAACAGTGAAGAAGTGCCGGCGTGGTTTAAGCCATTTGCTGATGATTTGGCAGCCGTTAAGTCAGGCCTGGCAGTGAATTCTGACAAAGAGAAAGGCGAAAAGCGCGCTGCCGTAAAAGCTAAATTCGGGCTGGATGACCTCGCAGTGAATGCCCTTGACGGCGCGGCTCTTGATGGCCTGTTTGCTCAGTGCCAGACCTCCACCGGCCTGAATGGTGCATTCCGCCAGGTCAATAACAACGATTCTTTCAGCGAAATGCCGGAGTAAAAAATGGCTAAAGACGGGAAACACGTAATTCACGCGGGCGGTATTTTCCCTAACCCGCAACTTAATCGTGAAGGTTCTGCGGCCGCAGCGTTTCTGCCGGGTACCGTTATTTTCTTCAGTGCAGCTAAGCCGACTCCGTCGGTTGACGGCACCGAAGATGCGATCCTCTACGTCGCTAACTACGACTATCTGCGCTGCAAAACAGTTGACGATGCCTATGCTATCGGCGACTGGGTGGTAAACATCCAGCCAACTCCGGGCGTATTCCTCAACGTTCGAGCTGCCGCCGGCACCTACACCAAAGGTCAGCCGGTTTCTGTGGCCAACGGCCAAATCAAAGCACTGGCAGCAGATGAAACCATCTTTGCCTATGTCGAAGAAGACAAGTCCCTGGGCGCATACCTCCATGTCCGGCCAGATTGGTGCGGCGCTGGATGCGCGCGCGTACACCTTCGACGGTACGATGGTTCCGATCCACGACTCTGGCTTCAAATTCCAGTGGCGTGACCCGATTTTTAACAAAGGGTCTGCTCTGGCTTCTCTGGCCGACGCTCAGCGCGGCTCTGTTGATGATGTTCGTCGTCAGTACGTGGATTACGTCTTCAACGGTTTCCGCGATTCCGCCGGCAACTATATCGCCTTCGATGGCAAGACCTGGAAGGGCGTCAAAGCCGATGAGCGCGTACAGATTGTAGATCTCAGCGCTTCCGGCCTGAACATCGACTTCACCAGTGCCAGCGCAACGGCGGAGCAAATTCGCAACGCGGCTATCGCACTGCGCGACGTGATGAAGCTGACCAACCTGCAGTATGCGCAGCAGACCTGGTATGTTTCCGGTGAGATCACCTCAAACCTGGAGCGCTACTTCAGCGACAATTACCAGTCTGACACCATTCTGCAAGAGCTGCTGAAGCTCTCAGGCATCGCTGCCATCAAAGAAGATGCGCAACTTTCCGGTAACCAGATCCTGATTGTTCCACTGACGGCCGGTGTTATCGCTCCGATTGTCGGTCAGGCTGTCGGTACCGTTGCTGACCCTCGCCAGTTCTATAACAGCGATTACGTCTGGCGCACCTGGGGCGCGATGGGCCTGATGGTTAAGACCGACATCAACAATCGCAAATCCGTTATCTACGCGCACAGCTAAGGGGTATTTATGGCACTGGTAAAAGTGGTTCGAGACAACCTGCTTTCCGGTGCCAATCTCCAGAAACTGGAGGTTGGTGCGCAGGTTTCGGTAAGCGGCGATGTCGCTAAGCGTTGGGTAGCCGCTGGTCTGGTTGAAATCATTAGTGATGACGATCAGGTGCTGGAAGTGGCCACTCCGGGTGATGATGCTGCAGAGCAGGCAGAGCAGGCAGAGCAGGCAGAGCAGGCAGAGCAGCAGGAAGAATCTGCCAGCAAATCGAAGAAGGCGAAATAACCATGGCTGACCCAATCACAGCGGCAGACGTGCAGGCGTTCCTCGGTGAATTGGGTTACTCCATCCCGGCCGCTCTGCTCGATCCGATTCTCTGCGTGGTGAACAAGATTATCCCGTGCCTAGATGGTGCTGGGTATGACGACTGCACGGCAAAGCTCATCCTGATGTATGCCGCTGCGCTCATGGCGACGTCATCCGGCGCCCGCCGCATCAAATCGCAGGGCGCTCCGTCCGGCGCGTCCCGCTCGTTCGATTACGGTGACGGTGGCATCACCTGGCTGCGTGACTCGCTGGCGAAACTGGATACCAGCGGCTGCACCAGTGAACTACCGATCAGCGCCGGCAACAATGTGGGCCTGTTTATGGTGGTCGGGGGCTGCTGATGGCGTGGGTTTCAGTTCAGCAACGGCTACCGCGGACGTTTACCCGGGTGTGGGTGATCACCGATACCGGCCAGCAAACGACGGCGTACGTGAAAAGCAATGGTGAGTGGTACATCAACTGCGACCGCATACGCGCCACAGACGCCGTTGTGCTGCGATGGAGGGATGACTGATGTCTTCGGTATCTAATTGGTCATTCACCGCGACGGCGACAGTCTGGCGGCGCATACGCGATGCCGACGGTAGCGATACCGACGGCGGAGGGCAGCCGTACGGGTGGGAAGCGCCGATCGCCATTCTCTGCGACTACCAGGGCGGTCTCTCTGCAAAAATCGGTGACCTTGGCCGGGAGATCGTGGTTAAAAACACGGTATGGACCGAGTATGCAACGGCGCGGGAAGGGGATTACATCCTGATTGGCGCGTCGACCGATGCGGCTCCGCCGGATGAGGCCGACGAGATACGGCAAATCGTCCAGTTCGCCGATACGTTCGAGCGACTGGCGGACGATTTCGCACTGATTACGGGAGTCTGATTATGGGCGCTAAAGTTCGCGGCATCCGCCAGGCCAAGGCCAACCTCGATCGCATCATCAAAGACGTCCAGGGGCGCAAAGTCGTGCGAGCAATCCAGTCGGCGATGCTCATCGGTAGTGCGCAGGCGGCTCTTTATACCCCGATCGATACGTCGACGCTCATCAACAGCCAAGCCAGGGAAATCACTGTTAACGGAACGCTCGTCACCGGTCGTGTAATCTATTCGGCCAACTATGCGGTTTATGTTCACGACCCGGAAGTGAAGCAGACCTTCAGACGTGCGACTGCGCAGAAAGAGTTCTTAACGAAGGGCTTCGATGATACCCGCAGCCAGATTGACGCGGTGGTGAAGAAGGAGCTTTCGCTATGACCCCTCCGATGTATATGCGCCTCAAAGACCTGTTTGTGGCTGAGGGGCTTACCGCGGGGTTTAAGGTGCAGTGGCGGCAATGGCGCGATACCAGCAAAGATGCCGACCAGTTCATCGTGTTCCGGCCGTCCGGCGGCACAGATATCACCTTTGACCTCGGCGGAGACTGGTATGTGATGGTCGACGTCATTTCGTCGAAGGCGAATCCCGATGCTGCTGACGCTGCGGTAAACGCCATTGTCGAGTATATCAGCGCGCAATCCGGCGCCGATGATTGCGTTGGCGCGCTGCGGCTTGTCGGTAATGTCCCGGCGCCGATCCCCACCGAAGAGGGCAGATTAGTAACCCGGCTACTCGTCTCCTGCACATACGGGGAGTAAACATGATTTATCCCTTCGATGCATCCTATGCACAGAAAGTGCTGAGAATTCATTACGAATATGCGGATGTTATATCTCGCAAGAGAGAAAGGCTCGCTGCAAGAACCGCAGGGCTAATTGCTCATGACCGAATACTCGCAATGGCGGAAAAAGACACTGCTAATGCAGCACATCGCAGAGAGCTTTCTTCAGATGCTTTACGGATTGAGGCCAGAGCGGCTTAACCCGACAGAATCACCCATCAGGCTGCCATCTGGCGGCCTTTTTTATTTGAGAGGTACACATGCAAGGCTGCGCTAATGACACCGGCAAGCTGATTGGTAAGGTGGCCGTGCTCCGCATGGCTTTTGGCTGTGCTGATACGGTTCCTGCGCTTTCCGAATGGAAGCGACTCGGCGCCATGACCACCAAGGGCTTTGACTACTCCATGAATACCGTCACCTCTGAGGCTGACGATACGAAGGGGCTGGTTGAGAATCTGGTCAACAACATGGACTTCACCATCTCCGGAGAAGGTGAGTTCCGCAAGAAAGACAAGACGACGGAAGTCGGCGCTATTGCCATCTCGAAATATATTTTCGATGAAGTGCAGGCCGGCCGTCAGCCGACAGTCTGGGTCCGCTTCGACTTTACTGGTGAAGACGCTGGAACTTATATCATGGGGTACTTCAACACTACCTCCTGGTCTGGTGATTTCGGCACCACGGATATTTCGACCTTCTCCGGGGAATGGAAAGTGGCTGATGCAGACACCGTGGTATTTGAGGTCGCTCCGCCGGCGCTGGCGTTTACCACTAACCTGCCGACGACCAAGAGCGTAACGGCCGGATCGGCGCTGAATATGTCGGTAGCAGTTGAGGGTGGCACAGCGCCTTACACCTACGTCTGGAAGAAAGACGGAACGGTTGTCAGCGGGCAAACAACGGCGACCTTCAACAAGGCCAGCGCTGTTTCCGGTGATGCCGGGGTCTATACCTGTGAAGTCACCGATTCCTCCGCTACACCGGTCAAGATCACCTCTGCTTCCTGCACGGTCACTATCAGTTAACCACCAGGCCATTTCGTGAATAGTACAAAGGGCGTTCTGCGCCCTTGATACTGTTTATGGAGCGACTATGACCCCGATTAAAGAATTAGGCGAATGCGTTATCGGTACCGGTGACCGGGAATTCTTTTTCCGGCCGTCGTTTCGCAACATGGCGCGAATCGGTGAGCCAGAGGAAATTGTCCAGGCGTTCTATGACCTGTGCAATGACGAGGCGACACCCTTCGCGCAGCGCGCAGCTGAGGCCTATATCCGCGATGAGTACAGCCGCCTTCCTTATTGCGTCCTGCGGTTTATGCAAAGCGGGCTCCTGTCACGCAAAGCGATCATGGCTGCTCACACGGTACTGACAGCATGTTGTGACGATGATATCGGCGATTTGGTTGGATGGATGAAGCCGGGGAAATCACGCAAGCGTGGCTTCGTCTGGCGCCCGGGCAGCATGCCGCCGGAAAGCATGGTCATCGTCGCGCAAAACCTGATGATGCACGGCATCATCGGCAAAGCGAAGGTGCGTAAGCTGCAGCGTTACGAAACGAACGAGACAACTGCAGAATTCCGCGCAGCCGACTACATCATGGCGGCGCGTAACCATTTCGGCATAAGCCGGGAAGAGGCCGAGAATCTCACGATGACAGAGTTTGCCATGATGATTAACGCCAAATACCCCAATCAGAACGGCTTCACGCGCGAAGAGTACGACACGGTCATGGACGAAGACGATCGCCGCTGGCAGGCGATGATGCAGCAGGAGCATTCCAGGACAACCCGCACGAAGAATTAATCTCAGCACTAACCGAATATCAGCCTCGCATCCGCGGGGCTTTTTTTATCCGTTTGTTCGTGAGCGGCTAACGCCGACTCACTTCTGACGCGCCTCGCACGCGCATTTAACACAGAACCTTTCAGGATGACCCTTGAGGATGCCGGCTGGCTGTCGGTGCCCTTCTGTGGGCCGGTTTCCTGTGCGACAAGGTTCATCACTCAAAGGTAGACCGATATGAAATATCCAACCGTATCAGTAAACGGCGTCTCCGTTCGCGTAGATGGCGCAGGTCGCTACAACCTGAACGATCTACATGCTGCGGCTGTGGCGGAAGGCAAAGCCACAGAATCACAGCGACCCGGTGAATTCCTTAAAACAAAGCAAGTAAGGCGGTTTGTGCAGGCCCTGAGCGATGCGAAGAAAATCGCATCGGTGTTAACCATCAAAGGTGGACCGCTTCAGGGGTCATGGGGCCTCGAATTAATTGCCATCCGTTATGCTGCGTGGCTTAACCCCTTATTCGAGATAAAGGTATACGAGACATTCCAGATGCTAATCCGTCATGGCATTGACGCTATGTCACGGCTGAACAAAATCGACCATATCATCAACACTGAAACCAAAGCGATTAGTCAATGCGCAAGTCGAATGGGCAAGTGGGGTGCCGGTGGAAGAAAGCGCCTGCTTATGGCCGCCCGTGCCCGTGTGGTAGACGAGGTTCAGATGTACCTCCCTGGATTTGAGGCATAAATGATGCGGCATGGACGCCATGTATTAATTCTCTTATGACCACTAAAACTGGTAGTCCCTGTCAGTCTTTTAAATGATGTTAATATGTTTCCAATTAAAACAAAAGGAAACATAGAATGAAGAAGTTACTCATGGTTATGATGGTTAGCGTTGCTTTGGCAGGGTGCGCTTCAAGCGGAAATCAGTCGCTAAAGAAAGAATCTGAGGCAAGCGTCAAGTCAAAAATAGTTGAGGGCGTAACGACCAAATCCGATATCAAAAAAACCTTCGGATCCGCCTCAAAGACCTCCTTTACTGATGGCGGTAAAGAGATATGGACTTACGAGTTAGCTGATGTTTCCCTGGATGCTGTCAGTTATATTCCGGTTGTTAACTGGTTTGGTTCTTCTGCATCGGGAACGAAGAAAGAACTGGTCATCATGTTTGATGGAGACAAAGTTCAGCGCTATTCAATGTCAGAGTCTCCGGTTTCAACGAAAACGGGTGTTTTCAAATAATAGTATTTTGATATTCAGACCCGCTTAACTGCGGGTTTTGTCGTATCGCTTCCCCTCTGCTACGATTGCCGCATCATTTACTGATGGGGATAGGGATATGAGCTTTGCCAGTCAATCTACGCAGCAAATTTTTCCATTTCCGGCTGACGTTGCCTTTGAAAAACTTTTAGAGGCTATTCCAGAAGTCGGGATGACGATTAAACAGAAGGATGACACACTTCGCCGAGTTTCCGTAAGTGCTGGAATTTCACTTTTCTCATGGGGTGAAAATGTGTCTATTGTGGTGAATTCCGACGGCGAAAACTCATGCGTCGTCGGTATAGATTCCGCCCTGAAGTTAGGCGTTAACGTGACAGGTGCACACAGGCATCAAAAAAACTTCGACAAAATCATTTATGCACTTAGCGGAAAATTAAAAGAGTGGCAAAGGCAGCAGCCTTTAGACCTCGGTCCCGAAAAAACAGATGATGAGTATCTCGAAGAGGCCCGAAGAAAAGCTGGGCTAATATAACAAAACTCAACCCCAAAACCTCGCTTCGGCGGGGTTTTTTATTGCCCGGAGAAAAGGAAATGGCTGAGAACGCTGGCGGTATTTATTACGACATTGAAATGGATGTGCGCGGGCTACTTACCGCTCAGCAGCGCGTTAACCAGCGCCTTGATCTGATGGAACGGGGATTTGATAAAACATCACGCTCCATTGATACCACAGAGCGTTCGATGTCGAGCTTGTCACGTGTTGCGGTTGCACTTACCGCAGCTCTTTCTGTCCAGCAGGTGGCTGAATATGCTGATGCATGGGCCACGGTTAATAACAAATTATCCAACTCTCTTCGCCCGTCTGAACAACTTGCTGATGTAACTGAGCGTGTTTTCAACATCACGCAGCAAACCAGAAGCAGCCTGGATGCAACAGCATCCCTATATGCGCGTTTAGAGAGGGCCACCCGGCAATATGGAACCAGCGCTGGGGATCTGGCAAAATTAACCACGATTATCAATCAGGGTTTTGTGGTTTCAGGCGCAACGGCTCAAGAGGCTGAAAATGCCATTATTCAGCTATCTCAGGGCTTGGCCTCTGGCGCGTTACGCGGTGAGGAATTCAACTCTGTAAACGAGCAGGGTAACCGCCTTATCGTAGCCCTTGCTGACTCTATGGGGGTCAGCATCGGCCAGATGCGCAACATGGCGGCACAGGGCAAGCTAACAACAGATGTTGTGGTTAACGGTCTGCTTTCCCAGGGGAGTGTAATCGGAGCTGAATTTGCCAACACCACCACGACTATCAGCCAGGCTCTTCAGGTTGCTGGCAATAACATCACTAAGTTCTTCGGTGAAAATTCTACGGTTAAAACAGGCGCGGCAATTTTCAGTGATGCAGTCGTCACCATCAGTGAGAATATTGGTGGACTGAGCGCGTTGCTGACTGGTGTCGCGGCTATTCTCGGGAGTCGGTATGTCGGCGCCTTAACTATGGCCGCTGCGGCTAAAATCAAAGCAGCTGCCGCATCACGCACGCTTTCAGCAGAAGAATCATTAGCAGCTCAGGCTGCCGCGAATAAAGCAGCGGCAGACCTCAGGGCTGCAGCGGTCGCAAAAGAACGGGCCTTAGATGAGATAAGGCTCGCAGAAATGATGCGGCTTACTGCTATCAGCGAAACCAACGCTGCGGCAGCTGAACAGCGCTTATCGGTTGCCAGGGTTGCGGCTGCCGGTGCGGTTGATAATTATAATCGAGCACTGGCGGCAAACAGGGCTGCTCAAATGGCTCTCTCATCTGGTGCCAGCCTGGCCAGCAGGGCTCTTGGGTTAATTGGTGGGCCTGCCGGAGCGGCAATACTTGCTGCCAGTGCAATCCTTTACTTTTCACAGCGCGCAAAAGAGGCCAGAAATGACGCTAATGCCCTTGCAGATAGCGTTAACGATCTTAGCTCAAAATTCCAGACGATGTCGCATACAGAGCTGGCGGCAACGATAGGAAAGCTAAGCCAAAGCCTGCCTGAATTAAGTGACGCGGTATCCGACGCACAAAAGGAATTCAATGACGCGACATCTGCTGTCCAGCGACAACAGCGAGAAATTGCAAACTGGGGTACTAATACAACGAGAGGGCGGCAGGCTGCCGAGGCGCTTGGGGGCGCACAGGATAACCTAGCTATAGCTACCCTGGAGCTGGAGAAGGCCCAGAACAGGCTAAGCCAGACCCAAAACGCCATTAATATTGGCCGCGCTACGCTAAACGGAACGATGAAGCAGGGTATCGATTTGCTTCGCAGGGATGGGCAGGAAGCCGGAATTGCTGCCGGTATGATGAGCAAGTTGGGGGATATGATTAATTTTGCCGCCAAGGCAAAAGAAAAATTCAACTCCAGCAGCCTCATGGTTGAACGCCCAAAAGATGTCCAGGAATACCTTGATAAGCTGCAGGATCAGGTCACGCTTCAGAGCGAACTTAATGACAGGAAACGAGCGCAATTAAGGGCTGAGCAGGACATCAGGAAGCTCGGTGGGTCAGAGGCGGATGTTAATCTTGCTCGTGACAGAGCAGCAGCTGAATTCGATGCTCAACAAGCGCAGCAAAATAACAAAAAGGCCACCAAGGAAGCGGAATCTGAGGCTAAGAAACTTGCTAACCAGCAGGAATCAGTAGCCCAAAAACTCGCCAACCTCAAACAGCAATCAGAGCTAGCGGCGGGATCTACGCAGGAACTTAGCCGCGAGCAGGCAATCCTGACCGCTCAGCAGTCACTCGGAAAAGCTGCATCGCAGGAGCAAATAGCGCTGGCCGGTAAATATGCGGCGCAGAAATGGGATACAGCGAACGCGCTAAAGGCCCAGGCTGCAGCTGAGAAATTGCTTCCAGAGTCTAAAGAAAACGCCAGCTATGCGCAGGACGTTAAAGACCTGCAAACGGCGTTTGATGCGAAAAAAATAACCCAGCAGCAGTACAACCAAACTAGTGAGCAACTGGAGCAGCAGCACCAGGCGAACCTTGCGAAGATTCGAGCAGGTGAGGTGGTGGCGCCGCAGCAGCAGGCCCAAGGGGAAATCGACCCGGTACAGCGGTTGGCTAACCAGCACGCGCAGGAGCTGGCTTTGATTCAGCAGTTTGAGCAACAAGGAGTTCTCGCCCATGAGAATGCATTAGCGCTGAAAAATGCTGCTGACCGGCAGTATGATCAGCAGCGGATCGCAGCTCAATGGGAAATCCTCAGCCAGCAAAGCCTCGGATATAACATGCTGACGAGTGCTGCGGATGCCTTTAGCGGGAATGCCTCCAATGCAATCACCGGCCTGCTAACCGGCACAATGTCAGCACAGGAGGCGATGCGGTCGCTCGGTAACACCATCCTGAACAGCGTGATCAACAGCATTGTCCAGGTTGGCGTCGAAGCGCTGAAAAACTATATCCTCGGTCAGACGCTCGGTGCTGCATCGGTGGCGACATCAGTTGGGCTGGCAGCAACTACCGCTTCCGCCTGGGCTCCGGCGGCCGCGATGGCATCGCTCGCCTCGTTCGGTGCTAACGCTGGCCCGGCTGCTGCTGGTATCAGTTCGACGGTGGGACTGGCTAACGGGCTCGCTCTTGCCGGCGCTCGCTACAACGGCGGCCCGGTATCAGCCGGCGGCCTGTATCAGGTCGGCGAGAAAGGTAAGCCAGAGATTTACCAGGCCAGTACCGGCAAGCAGTACATGATCCCTGGCGATAATGGGAAGGTCATCAGCAATAAGGATATGCAGTCAGGAGGAGGGATTAGCGTGCAGGTGAACGTCATCAACCAGTCTACCGGCGCCACCGTCCAGAGTGCCGACGGCTATATGCAGGACGGTAGCGCAGTGGTGGACTTGCTGATCACCGACATGGAAAGAGGCGGCCCGGTATCTTCTCAGATGCAGCAGACATTTGGACTAAGCCGCAAAGCGCAAGCCACTTACTAAACCAAACCCGCTTCGGCGGGTTTTTTAATGGGTGAACATAATGAAAGTAGCAATCGAAGTTAATGGCGAGGTTATCTGGTATCGCGACAGCGATAAACAGGAGGGAATGGCGTCGTTGGGCTACTTGAAGGACGGCACACAGCAGAAAATCATTGCCGCCCTTGAGGATGCCTTAAATCAGGCAAAGGGTGAGCATCTATGCTGGAATGACGGTAATTGAATGGCGTACGGACGCCGTTCCACCTCCTAAATCAAGGGTGACATTCCAGTATCCCGAGTGGGGTACATGCAAGTGTGCAGGCAGTTTCTCAAAGAAACCGCCCCCACCGTGATGCTGGAACCCCCTCCGGCTGCGGTAGTTGTTAAAATTTGAATCAGTCATCAGTAAAACGTTGCACTGATGAGAGCAGTCAACAACAACCGTATCACCGGCGTTGAGATGCATTCGTGTATGCAAGAAATTCATTCTGATTCCTTATTTGTGTAGCCAGCTAGCACCTGGCAATTACACGATAATGGTAAAAAATATTTCGTTACATCCTGATAAAAGATCAGTGCCGCAGCCGCGGCTTTTTTTATGCCCGGAGGAAACGTGGCAACAGTTCAATACCCTTCGTTCCTGCCGCTTCCACAGCGCGCCGATCAGAACATGACGCAGGATACAGCCTGGCAGACGACGCAGACGGCAGTCGGTCCATTGATAATCACGCCGATTACCACGGACCTGAAAGCAACCTGGACGCTGCAATGGATTTTCACGCTGGCCCAGGCTGAGCGATTTAAGTCGTGGTTGCGCTCGCCGACATACTGCGACCGCGGGCGTAACTGGTTCCAGATGCCGATCGACCTGGGTGATACGCAGGGCGTTCAGCAGCAGACGCTGCATTTCGTCGATATGCCGGTGCAGACCAGCAAAAACGGCAACATTGTCACCTGGACCGCAACGGTTATCAGCAACGGTATCGAGGACATAACCGAGGACTATGACGACTGGATTGTTGAGGCCCAGCCTGGCTACGGATACTGGCTGGATTACCTGATCACCGAAGTGATGCCGAGGGCTGACTGATGCCGACATTGAGAGAGTGGAAGGAGCGCCGGCCGGCGAGCGACATCAAACAGACGGTGGAGTTTTATCATCCTGCGTTTGGATATTACCGGGTGGTCAATAACCTGTTTCGCCCGGCGACGTTCGGCGGAAACTCGTTCGAGCCTGCGCGGTTCAGCGTGACCGAGCCGGCGCAGGACGGAACGGCAGTGATATCCATGACGATCACCTTTGTCGCCGCGACGGAGCATGTCCGGCAGACACTAAAAAGCTGGCGCGGGGCGGCGCGCATGACGCCGATAAAGTGCCTGTATCAGCAGTGGAATGCGATCGGTGACACTACATCCCTGAAAGACTGGACGCTGTATGTGAACGACATTTCCGCCGATGCCAGCAACGTCACGGTGACCGCCGGGAAAACTAACCCGCTGACGCTGGCCAACTCCATCATTTACACCACGAAAGACTATCCCGGGCTGATCACCGTATGACACAGAGCGACTTTATCGGGCTTGTTAACGGCAAGCCCTGGGCTAATCGCGCCTGCAGTTTTGAGCAGATGGACTGCTGGGGCCTGGTGGTTCTCTATTACCGGCATGTGCTCGGCCTGGAGCTGCATCACATCGCTGGCTACGAATCGGGCGCGGATTTCATCACCTGCTACGAACAGGAACACGCCCACTGGCGGCGTGTGCCGGTGGCGTCAACCGGCTGCATCGCCGTTTTTTACCGCGGCGAAGTGCCGGCGCATATCGGTATGATGACCAGCCCGGTTAAGTGCCTGCATGCCCGCGGGGAATTTGGTTTCGTGCGCTGCGATAGCCCGCTGGCATTACTGAAGGTTTACAGCAAAGTGGAGTACATGGTGCATGGTTCGATATGAGTTACAGAGGCTGCCAGGCGCGCCGCTGCAGCGGGGGACGGTAGATGGCGGCACCACACTGGTGAGCCTGCTGGATTCTCTGCAGCTGCACCGCGATGTTATCGTGAAACTGAATGGCCGTGCGTTGCCGGACGATTACGACATAAGTCGGCCACTGCGCACCGGTGACGTGGTGGCTGTGTTCGACCAGCCAGAGGGTGGGGTTGGCAAACTTATCACCACGATATTGCGACCGGTCACGAAAATCCTCTCCGGCGCGCTGAAGGTGTTCGGCCTGTCAAATAAGCCCAGCGCATCGGTATCGGTGGCGACAGGTGAATCACCTAACAACGACTTAACCGGTCAGACGAATCGCGCGCGACTCTACAAGGGGCGCCCGAACGTATACGGCCAGTGCCGCGTCTTTCCTGACCTGATTCAGGAAGCACTGTTTGAGTTCGTAGACAATAACAAACAGCTTACGGAATGGTTCGAGGTCGGTTACGGACGGTACACCATCTCATCGATCCGCTACTCGGAATCGAACCTCGGCAGCCTGGCGGGCGCCAGTTCTGCGATTTATAACCCGGGTGACGTGATCGGCACGATTGAGGTTGGATACCAGTTCGATGACGTCGATAACGAGACTGTCCCAGGCCTGAACGAAAGCCAGGACTTTCCGGCCCAGACAGCTACCACGACGGCGCCGACATCGGTGGCGATCGAGAGTAATCAGTTAAAGGCTGTTGTGCTGTCGAACGATGACAATTTTGCCTACTTCGCAGCGCTGGCGGTACCGCATCCAGTCACTTTCGTCATCAATGCTACCTGGAGCGACGGCGGCACAAGCATCACACGGAACGTCACTGGCGCCGGGAATATCATCTCCTCTGAGAGCTTTATCGGCGACGATACGCTCTCGTACACGACGTTTTATATTGGTGAGCTCTCCGGAGAGATTACGTCTCTTCCGGGCAATGCGGTCATCAACCCGACACTGTTCACGCTGAATGACCAGACCCCTCTGGTTATCGGACCGTCAGTGTCGCCGATCGTGTCCACTCAGGTCTGGGTGCATGTGTTGGTTCAGCTCGGCGCGACGGCCGGCACAACGCAATACCGGATCAAGTTCTGGCAGGTCGATGACGACAACAATCAGGTGCCGGGTACATCCGAGCAGCACGATTATTTCTTCGATAACGACTTCCAGGTGACGACCCGGTATTTCCGCACAACGCACAAGTTTGTCCCGGCTGCTGGGGCGGGGCGCTATGCAGTGACCATCGAGCGACTCGACAACAGCAATGACGCCAACGTAGTGACGCTGATGGCGATCCATGCGGTGAACGTGCGCGAAAACGTCGTGTATCCGGAGGACACAATTGCCCGCATTACGATCAAAGGCTCGAACGACAGCAACAGCAACCGCGAGCAGAAGTACAACATGCTGGCTCAGCGGCATACCATCAGCTACGACCGGACAACCGGCGCGGTCGATTATACGCTGCGGCCGAGTCGCTCGTTTGCTGATGCAATCCTTCACGAATGGGTGGTTGTGGGTAAGCAGGACATGGCCAGTATTGACGTCGCGGCTCTTTATGCCATTGCCGATTCGCTGCCTGATGATCAGCTTGGGTATTTCGATTACACCTTCTCGGATGAGAAGCAGCCTCTTGGTGAGCGCATAGCGACGATCGCCAATGTGGCCCGCGTTGACGGCAATAACATCGGCGATGTGCTGACGTTCTGGCGTGATGAGAAAGTGACAAATCCGGATGCGGTATTTGCGCGCTCAAACATGTTCTGGGACGAGTACAAAGTCGCCTGGCAAATGTCTCTCCCCGGTGGTTACGACGGCGTGGCGCTGGACTACGTAGACCCGCTGACGAACAAAAAGGCGTACATCTACCTGCAGATCGACAGCAGCGGAATCACTGAGGTTGAGGACGCCACGGTTAATGCGATGCAGATCAGCCTGGACGGCTGCCGAAACGCCACTCAGGCGATAGACCGGGCCTGGCTTGAGGCGAGAAAAATTCTCTACTCACGTCTGACCATGACGGTGAAAGTGCTGGAGTCGACTCAGGTTGTGCGCGGTACGGTTGTGCAGTGTCCTGACATGTACGACAACACCCAGCAAACAGGCTATATCACCGGGCGATCCGGTGACGTGTTTTCGACCTCAGAGCATCTCGACTTCTCACTCGGTGAGATGTGGGTGGTGATGACCGACAGTCTCGGGAATTACCGTGGGCGCTGGCGGGCCTATCCAGTAAGCGGCAAAGCCAAGGCGTTCCAGGCTTCAGCAGATGCTTTCGATCTCAATATTTATGACCGAAACACGGCACAAAACCCCAGTCGGTATTTCATTGCTACCGACTCGGAACTGAACTCCACAATCTGGCGCGTCGATAGCGCCAAACCCAACGGTGATGACACACAGACGTTATCACTGATCGAATATTCAGACTCAATTTACCCATAATCAACTTTCGCGCACATCATCAGATTCGCTTCTGAGGGTTTAGTGCGCCTATCAAGGGCGACATGCACAATGGCAGAAGTTCCACTCCCAACGCCGACGCAGGTTCCGGTACCGAGTACCGATATCCGTAACGCGGTATTTGCAGGCGCGAAGCTTGACGAAGAAGTTACTGGCACCGGTGAATTCTATACTGACCGTCTTGGTGTAAAGCGCCTGACGAACACCGGAAGAAATAATCAGTTCGATGCCGCACAGCTGGACAGAGCTAATCGGTTTGAGCAATTCCTTCTGTCCTCCGGCTACGTTTTTCTTGGCGACTATGAGGATGGTCCATTTCAGTTTAGCGCTCGTAACCAGTATGTCCGTTATGACAACCAGTATTACCGCCTGAATGCTGCTACTGACGTCGGCTTTACGACCACCGGAACCGATGCAACCAGCTTTGCTAACGACGTTACTCACTTCGTTCTGATGGATGGTGATACGCTTCGCCAAAACCTGGGTTCAAGCGAAGGGACGAAGCTGATCGTTGTTCCTGGAGCTGGTAACACTCTCTACGACTGGATAAACGGTCAGTTGCGCAGCCTGTTCTATTATCTGTCACCTGCAAAAATAGCGTCAGTTATTGGCGGAGTGGCAACAGATATAACGGCAGAACTTCAGGCGGCAATGAATGACAACAGGCCTGTCTGGCTACCTGCTGGCCAATATTATGTAACCGCCTCCATTGCCGCTGCAGCCAACTCGAGCCTTATAGGACCCGGGCCACGACTGGCATCGATAGACAATCGTAGCTCCAGCCACGCCTTTATTATTGGCGCGGGTGGTTATCTCAGGGGATGGAAACTGTGGCGCGGGTTCTCAATAACCGCTTCTGGCGATAACACCCGTAATTCTTATGCTTTCTATTACTCTGACAGGCAAGATGCTAACGGGCCGGTCTATACAATCGCTCAGGTATTCTCTGAGATTGAAATAAACGCAAACGGAAAGTTAGGAGGCGGTTGGTATTTGCAGGACTGTTTCCGTGTTGTCGTCAGGGATTGCGGCGGTACGGGATTGTCTCAGCCGTTTCGTCTGGTAGGTAGTGTCGTTCAGACCACGATTGATAATTTTGTCCAGAACGGCGACGGTGCGTCAGCAATGGACGGGCGCGATTACTCTTACGGTCTCACTACGGAGGTGAAAACATACGGCAATGGGTCGGTATTTACCCCAGAGGGATTAACCGTCGTTAATACCCGGTTTGTGAAACAGGATATCGGCGTAAAAATAGAAGGTGGACTGTTCCTGGTATTTGATGCCGTAGAGGCCGACTATAGTAAAAAATACGGGTTTTGGTACAACGGGGGAAGCCAAGTATCGTTTAATAATTGCTACGTCGGCGTACAGTCAAATCGTGATGGTGATTTTGTAGGATTCTATGTCCCGCCGGCAGCAAGTGGCGTAGCGGAGGCGATAAATATTCGCGGCTGCACAGTCAACATGTCTCAAAATACGAATGTTAACGCTGATTCATTTTCCTCCTACGGCGTGCAGATTGGTAATGGTGGTGTTAACGCAAAAGGTGCTCTGGTTGATGGATGTACGTTACGTGGCGCTGGCTATACGGCGGGAATTCATGTGCATCGCGGGGATGGTGTAAATTTAACTGCGAATAGATTCCAGTTTTCGGGTCTGAATATTCTGGTTGATGAATGTCGGTCATTAACAATGATGAATAATTCGGGCAATGGCAGCGGAACGTATTCACTGACGACTACCAGCCCTGATGCGAAGTGGGTAATACTCAACAACTCGGAGGCATTCCCGGTCCTGTCCCACGTCAATCCTCAGGGTCTAATCTCCATGAACCCGGGGAATACATCCGGAAATGTGCGCCGGGTTGTACGTTCCAGCGCGGCCATAAACACCAATATTGCCGCAGGCGGGCATGTGGAGCTGTCTCTTGCCGTAACGCTTGTGGCTGGGTGTACGCTGTCTGTAGGGGCATCATTAGGCATTATCCCCAGCGGATGCCTGATATCAGTAGTTCCGGTCAGCACCACTATCGCACGGGTTATTATTCAAAACCTGACTGAGTTATCGGTGGTAGTAACCGGTACTGTCTATGTTGATGCGACCTTCCCCCCATCCAGTTAATTTAATGAGGATTCATTATGCTAAAGTCAGATTTAACATTTAAGGACATCCCGGTAACGGGTGCGTTGATTATTGTTACCGGAATAACAATAGCTGCGGACCATTCGTCCATGACATTTGGTGTTAATTATCGCGCGACAGAGCTATCAGACCCGTTCAACTCGGATGTGTTTTCATGCGAGTATGATTCCTCCGGGGATAACCCGATAACTCAGGCGTATACGTATCTGAAAGCGCTGGATGAGTTCAGCGGCGCAACGGAATCCTAAAGGAAACCCCGCCAGTAATGGCGGGATTTATCACTCTTACGCACCAGACGCCAGCTACTGACTGATGGCGGAGAGCGGGTGAATTACAAGCTAAGATAAGCCTTTAACTTTTCGCCAGCTTCCTCCAGGGGATTCCCCTGCCCGGAGTACTCGAATGAATAAAAATACGACCCCGAGTTTTCAGCGTCGTTAACAGAGACATAAAAAAACACCTGGGCCTCTCCGCTTGAACTAATCGCTGCCGCAGAATGCTGGAGAACGGCGCTATCCGGCAGCAGGTGGCTGATGTGACAGGCGTGGACGTGAAAACAATCTACAAGTACCTCCCGGCGACTTGAAGACAAAGATTTCACTACTTTTCCTGATATGTTACGTTTGGCTTAATCAATTCATTCAGCTTTGAAAACAGTTTGGTTTGTTCGTGAACGGTAAGAAAACAATAAGTTTTGAGCAATTTTTAACTATTAACAGCAATCTTGTTTCCATCTCAGATACATGGGCTGACTTGTGGGCGTTAATTTTTCACACGGGTTTAAGCGCTGGAAGGCTGCTGAGTATTCGATATGATGATATTGATGGTGACTTGATACTGATACGAAAACAGGGTCACCTGAAGGAGCTACGTGTTAAATCAACCCCTCCAGTGGAGGCGATGATTGCTCGTAGAAGAGAACGCTATCCAGAAGATGTTTTTTTATTTCAGAGCCATTCTAACCGTGTGAAGTACCAACGCCGGCCGGTCACTATAATTGCTTTCAACGCCGCTTTACGTCGCGCCGCTAGATCATTACCAGACGTTAACGTAAGCAGTAGTAGCGCGAGAAACATACCGGACTAACCGCCTGTCCAGTCGCGTGTGGCCGATGTGACAGGCGTGGGGGTGAAGACTATTTACAAATATTTGCCAGTACAATACGGCGATAAAAAATCCCCTTGAGCAGGCACACTCAAGGGGAAAATACTACATAACATCATTGCTGTGTGCGTCTTCGCACACGCCTATCTTCCAAGAAGACGCCCAAAGCTTCCAGATATTTCTGGTCTGAGTTGTTACATCATGGAGTAGTGGCCGATGTGCTAGGTTAAGAGCGAAGATGATCTGTAAGAACCTTCCGACGTCGAGGAGCAAGGACCATGAATTTGGGTCTATACCATCCCAATTCATACATTCTTTGTAAGTCTATGAAATATTGAGCAGAGTATTCTGTTCGAAATGAACCATATGGAATAGCCGAAGGCTAAAATGCCCAGCGTAAAAACGACAATCAGCAAGTCCGTCTGTGACATCTTGTATCCATTTTTCAGTAGCAGGTTTTGAGAAAAGATAGTTCATGGCTGGCACATAGACAACATAATCACTAAGTGAAACCAATTTCTGCGTCTCAAAGGTACTGATTTCCTCTCTGTGTGCCTGAATCGATGAAATCAGTCCTCATCCCTGATGGGCTTTTTGAGAGCAGAGGCTGTCAATTTTGGGGCAGATTTTGGGGCAAATCGACGTTTGGGGCATGATTTGGGGCAACCAAATGTCCGCATTTGTCCGTATTTGTCTTGCCATAAATTTTTGTATCTTATTGAAATGTGGCTATATCATTGATTTTTGAACGGTAAGTTTTTTCTTGCCATAATAAAGTTAATATTTAGGCAATCACGATCAAAAAAGTTGTTCTGATTAAAGCACAGCGGCACGTTATTGCGTAAACTTTAAAAACTTTACCAACTCGCTGTTTCTTTAAGGTCATTTGTACGCTTTACTCACCGGTTGCTGCGGCGCGGTCAGAGTGGTGCGGCATATTTTGTTTGGAAAGGATACTTGGGTGGCTCTTATGATGCATGACGCTTTTTCCCTTCGCGGCCTCGCTGCAGGTTGCGCGCTGTTATTTCTTGTCGCACCTGCGGTGCAGGCTGCAGAACAACTCCCCGACGCCCCTTCGATTGACGCTCGCGCCTGGATCCTGATGGACTACGCCAGCGGGAAGGTGCTCAGCGAAGGCAATGCCGATGAAAAACTCGACCCGGCCAGTCTGACGAAGATCATGACCAGCTACGTGGTGGGGCAGGCGATAAAAGCGGGAAAAATCAAGCTCACCGATATGGTGACCGTCGGACGTGATGCCTGGGCGACCGGCAACCCGGCGCTGCGCGGCTCATCGGTGATGTTCCTCAAGCCCGGCATGCAGGTCTCGGTGGAAGATCTGAATAAAGGGGTCATTATTCAGTCCGGTAACGACGCCAGCATTGCCATTGCCGACTACGTGGCGGGCAGCCAGGACGCATTCGTCAGCCTGATGAACGGCTATGCCAAAAAAATGGGGCTGACCAACACCACCTTTATGACCGTCCACGGCCTTGATGCGCCGGGTCAGTTCAGTACCGCCCGCGATATGGCGCTGCTGACCAAAGCGATGATCCACGATGTGCCGGAAGAGTACGCGGTACATAAAGAGAAAGAGTTCACCTTCAATAAAATTCGCCAGCCGAACCGCAACCGTCTGCTGTGGAGCACCAACCTCAACGCCGATGGTGTGAAAACCGGGACCACCGCCGGGGCCGGCTATAACCTGGTCTCCTCAGCCACCCAGGGTGATATGCGTCTGATCGCCGTGGTACTGGGGACCAAAACTGACCGCATTCGCTTTAACGAGTCAGAAAAACTGCTGACCTGGGGCTTCCGCTTCTATGAAACCGTGACGCCGATTAAACCGGATGCCACCTTCGTTACCCAGCGCGTATGGTTTGGCGACAGCAGCGAAGCGAAACTGGGAGCCGGCGAGGCGGGCTCTATCACCCTGCCGAAGGGCCAGCTGAAAAACCTGAAAGCCAGCTACACCTTAAATCAGCCGCAGCTTACCGCGCCGCTGGAGAAGGGGCAGGTGGTCGGGACTATCGACTTTAAGCTGAATGATAAAACCATCGAGCAGCGCCCGCTGATCGTCATGGAGCCGGTGAAAGAGGGCGGTTTCTTCAGCCGGATGATCGACTTCGTACTGATGAAACTCCACGGCTGGTTCGGCAGCTGGTTCTCCTGA